CTCGGCGTCAAAGATATGAGCGGGATTCACTGTATCCGTTTTCCATTCTTTCTTATATTTATGAGTGATGCCAGTATATGTTCCGTCAGGAAGGAGATAGGCAGTTCGTTTAATGTATTTTTTCTTTCCGTTTATTGATTTTTCGGCGTTGGTTTGCGAAATTCGTTTTTGTTCTTCTTTGCAAATTATTGAAGCTCCCGGAAAACGCTTTTGATATTCTTCAACAGACTGTTTGTGAATCCTTTTAAGGTGGCTTCCTAAACGCCGGAATACCCCTCCACAAAGTTTGCATTTTACAAATGAATACCCTTCTTCCGGTTCAATAGTTTCTTCTGAAGAAAGTTTATTGTTAGATTCGAGCAGTTCTTTTAGTTTGAAATATTGCGCATTGCACTTGCTCCAAAAACGATCTTCGTCTTCGGGAAGAAATTGTTTTAAGGATTCTGAATTAAATATCCCGTTAATTTCATCGGAAGAGTAATTGAATGCGTCGTCACAAGAAAAATTAAAGCAAACTTCTTTGCGAGAAGCAAATCTCATGATAAATTCATTCAACTTTGGTTTTGCGGAATCTTCCCAATGATTGATGATTTCGTCTTCCCAAAGAATCAACACTTCGCAACCGATACTATTGTATGCAGCTCTGACTTCTTGTTCGTGAACGTCTCGAGATAATCCGATTATTTCTTCTGAATGCCAATAGTCGCCAAAGATTTCACAATACCAATATTTTTCGTCTTTAGGAAAAGGTTGTTCGAACTTTCTTCCTTTTGAAATATTTTCAATAGCCTTTGAAAGTAGTAACGATTGTCTTTTGTCTACGAGTATGAAATCAGGTATAGCCTGAGACATTTTATGTAAAAACACCTTGTTATTCCGGCATATTTTCTTTGAAATAGTATGATCTTTATCGAAAAAGACCATTCCTCCCCAATCTTTGTAAGACAGGAATCGATTCATTAAAATACTCGTACTGACAAAGAACCCTGGCACGTATTCTCTCACAAGTTTTTCGATGTTTGTTTCTTTCGGAATAAACATAATACCCTCACTTTCTTTTTTGATAGTGGGAGTATATGAAGTGATTTCAATTTTTCAAAAAAGAAAAACCCTACGACTTTTACATCGTAGGGTTAGTGAAATCAGCTGTATCCAGCTGAAAATCGTCAGTTGCGAACGATTTTCAGACGCTGAGCACCGTATGGATTGAAAGCTCCAAATCCGAGGTTCTCGAACATGCTGAAGCCAATGGTACGAGCCTTCGGATTGTCAGCACTGAGAATGGTCAGGTCATAACGCACCGGGATACGACCGAAGAATTCCGGTTCGCAAGTCAGGTACACTGTGCCCTGGGGAACAACACGGCTGACAACGATCTTGGCACCCCACAGAGAATTGCGAACACCAGTCTTGAGCAGCTCGCCCTGAGATTCAGGATCCAGGGTGTCACGATCCCATTTACGGATATCGGTGAAGTCACGAGCGTTGCAGAAGATGTAAGCAACCTTGAGGTCGTTGCGTTCGATGGCAGCAAAACCGTCAGCCATCGCAGCCGGAGTCATATTGCCGGGGACAATGATGTCAGCGTTCGGAGCAGTCGGGTCATCGCAAAGAGCATCGATACAGCCGAAGACCTTTTCGTCTTCTTCACGACCGATGTCAGCGGTGCTCTTGGCAACAGAACGTTCGATCACGTCAAAACGGCGATTGGTGATCTCGGTGAGCGGAATTTCAGGATTGGCGACGATTTCAGTCAGCGGGAACAGAACACGTTTACCCTTGCACACGCAAGAGATGGCATCGCCTTCTTCAGCAACGACGTAAGCACGAGCGTCAACGTCCTTGTCGTAGTAAGGCAGAGAGCCATTGGGAAGAGGGTCGACCATAAAGGCTTTACGACCGACCGCTGAGTAATCACGCTGAGTACGCAGGGGCTGCTGCAGAGAAGCAGCAATGACGGAACGACCTTTGGGGGAACGGATGTACTTTTCCAAAGTCGCATATTTGTTGGTAACGGAAATCATATTCTCTTTCCTCCTTACAGATACATGTCCAGACCGAGGAAAGGATCCGCAGCCGTAGGAACTTTGGTGACGACGCCGAGAACCTGTTTGTTTTCGGACTCAACTTTGGTCAGAAAACCGTTCTTTGAGCAATACAGTTTGTCGCCGACAGCGAATTCGTCCTTTTCATAGACGTCAACTTCGACAGAAGCCTGCTTCTGGCAGACGGCAACCTTACCGGAAGCAACCGCAGGAGCGTTTTCGTACGGAGCACCTTCAGCGTTGTTCAGGAACAGACCAACAGCAGTTTTTGTGCCGTCACCGGGGACGACTTCATAAGAATTGCCGCTCAGAGCAGCGACGGAACCGCCCAGCACTCCATAGGGAGCACGAGCACCAGCGATTTCGGCAGGGTTCACTTTGTCAAAGCAACCCGCACCGAGGGTGAACAGAGAGCTGTTCGTACCACGATTTTTCAACACCAGAGACATAGTTTTCTTCTCCTTGTCGGGTTATTGTTACAGTCTGGGCAGGGACAGGTTATCCCACAGACCTTCGAGTTCTTTCAAACCTTCAGCGGAAGCCAGACGGGGCTGACCCGCAAGACGTTTGATACCTTTTTTGGAAGCCTTCTTGGAAGCGGTTACGGGAGCTTCTTCGGTGGTTTCTTCGCCGTTGAAAAGAGCAACCAGTTCCGGATCGGCTTCAGCCTGAGTCAGTTCATTTTCATTTGAAAACATCTGATCAGCGTTATCTTCGGCAACTTCCGGGATTTCGATTTCCATTTCAGGAGCATCTTCATCTTCGTCAGCTGTCATATCAATGTCGGTTTCACCATCTTCGGTAGCAAGGTCATCGACATCGTCATCGCCTTCTTCGTCATCGCCTTCTTCGTCGGCGTTGACTTCAGTGTCACCGGCAACATCATCAGCAACTTCGTTACCTTCTTCAGCGGCAACATTGGCGTTTTCGTCAGTAACCTGATCGCCTTCTTCGCCTTCGATTTTTGCTTCATCGTCAGCTTCAACTTCCTGAGTTTCTTCCGCAGGAGCCGGAGCAGGTTCAGTGGCTTTCCAACGACGAATTGAAGCAACGATGGCTTCATCACCCATCTTCATGAAATCACGAGCCTGATCTTCGAGGACTTCATCCGGGCAATCGTCACCCAGACAAAGCTGAGCAAGAACAGACGCATGTTTCGCAAGACGGAACTTGCTGGCAGTCTTCGAAATGCCGAATCCGACTTCGTCACGTTCATCCTTGATGGGTTCTGCATTCTTTTCCGGAAGATCCCAACCTTCCTGCAGTTCATAATTCGAATATTCGTTCGGATCATGATAATTCTTGGCACGTTCTTCATTGCCGATATCGCCAGGGAACAGACCGTCTGCCTGGGACTCGGCTCGAACGTTGCGAGCAGTAAGTCTTTTACGCATGATTTTTCTCCTTACTTGTTCTCGAGTTTGTCCGAAATCACGTCCAGTTTGTAGGCAAGACGTTTGTAGCCGGAGCGTTCACAATAATTCGCAAGACGATCAAGCCGGGCAACAATCTTTTTGATTTCTGCGTCCTGCTCATCGTCATCCAACATTGTTTCATCTTTGTCTTCAATGAGTTTGCTCATTGAGACGTCACCGCCATTTGCATGATCGCCGATTTCATCTTCGATACCATGTTCATGAATATCAGCGGTACGGCAGCTGAGGATTTCCTCATCGTCCATATCGTCCGGGATCACAGTGCTTTCTTCTGCAAGAGCACGAATACTGGACATACGGACTTTACCATCTGCGTCAGCACAACCGACAATGTCCTCGATATTCAGAGTGACATCTTCGTCTTCATTGGCTTCGGCTTCGCCGGGAACTTCGTCCAGGAAACTGAGATCATCTTCGCTCAGTTCTTCCGGCATTTGTTCGTCCAGCTCATCCAATGCGACGATGGGCTGAGCATCTTCATTGAAGGCGAGATCGCCTTCCATCCCAAGAATCGTGCTCGCCAGAGCCGATTTGCGACGAGAATTAGACATATTTTTGTCCTCCATTTGTTTTTAGGGTACAATCCCATCTTTTTATAATTTGAATGGTTATAATTGTATCTTTCATTTCGTATTACATATTCTTTTTGCTATCATATTGATACGGTCTTCAAGAAGAGCTTCTTGAGCCAGTTTTAACACCATTTTACCCCTTTTGTCGGCTACTCGTAAAGCAGGGAGAAGATGAGCGGAAAACATTTTTTCAAGAGCTTCTTTTTCTTGACGTTGAGCCCTGATTGAAGTGGTTTCAATCAAATAATTTGTAACAGCACCTTCAAATGCTGGCTGTTCAACCCATGACGCTTCAATAAAAGTGCAAGAATCAGGAATATATTCTTTTGTTTTGGGATCCATCGCTCCACAGAGCTCGGCACAAAACTTTTTCTTGCCTTTGTATTCAACATGTTTTCCGAGATGATGTTCAATATGAGAACAAACAGGTTCTTTTTTGATCGTATCAATGATTTTACCACAAACAGAGCATTGAACGAGGGCTGCTGTAGCCCCCATGCTCATAGTCTTGAGTTCTCCACGTTCAATTCTTTCAACAAGGCTTTTGTGTTTCCGATTCGTTGCCACAAGAATGTCGACAACATAAATTTTTTCTCCATTGTGGTCAACTTCTCGGATAATGGCATCAAGAATTTTTCCTTTGGAAAGAGAAGGAACCTGCATATGTTCCTGATAATTTTCTCCGCCTATGAAAGTTTTATAACAATTCAGGAGGACTTCATTGGTCCAAGCATTTCCGTTTGCATTAACGAGCTCTTCACAAGCAGGTTTAATCGTGAATCCGTCTGCTTCAGTAGCCACGGAAGCGACAATAGAATCATGAGTAAACAAAAAGTCTTTGTTGTTGTAGACTTTCCAATCAACGTCAATCTTACGGAAAGCGGTACGGAGTCCCCCTTGACTCGACACCGCAAATTCTTTCCATTCCTTCCGGGGATTAGAAAGAATTTTATTGATATTCGCAGTGATTTTCATTTTAATAAGGACTCCGTATTATTGTCATTAACCTTCGGTGGTTTCTTCGCCTTCGGACTGTTCAGGCTCTTGATTTTCTTCTGGTTCCTGAGTTTGTTCAGGTTCTGACTGTTCTTCGCCATCAGTGTTGGTTTCATCTCCGGCTTCGTTTTCATCGCCAGTTTCCTGTTCATCAGTCTGTTCTGTTCCCTCGTTTTCTTCGTCGATAACTTCTTCTGAGGGAGTATCTTCAGATTCAACAATCTCCCAACCGGGAATACGAACATTATCAGCAACAGCTTCAAACATAGTGTCGCAAAGAGTTTTTTCTTCTTCTGTAGGGGGAAGAACTTTGATTTGACGACCGATCAGCTGAACCATTTTGCCGAGAGCATAATCGTTTTGTTTCGAGATTTCGGCATTGTCGCCTTTCTTGAGATTCAAACGAGCAACAAGAGTGTTGCGAGTCGCAACAAAACCTTCAATAAAGGTGATAATAGCAGCTCTTTCTTCGGCTGTGAATGCTTTTGCTTTGACGCTGCGACCAATTTGATAAGTCCAACGTGAGTACTGCCACCAATTACAATTTGCGATAGCCATGATAATTTTCTCCTATTTAGTTGTTTGCCATCCAGGGGAACCAACCCCAACGAGTACTTCTCGCCAACCCATTTAGGCTTTGGGTCTATAAATTTGAAACGTTATAAAGTTTCGATACCGAAATGCTTCATTATTTCTTCAAAAGGTCTTTGTACATCTTCTGGGCTTCTTTTTCTTTGCCCTTAATGTATTTGTAAGCCTTATTGAATTCGTCGGCGAAATCGTCAAGTTCTTTTTCCGTCATACCACCTGTGGCTGAAATATTGATTGAAGCCACAGGGGTGTCGTCTTTGAGAAAATCTCTTTCGGTCAAAGAGGTTGATATAGTGGTTCCGAACTTGCTGAAATCTTTTCGAGCCTGATAAATAAAACGCCTGTATTTGTTGTATTCTTCACTCTCATAATCGATTCCGGCAAGGATATCTTTTGCTGCTTTCAAAAGTTCTTTTGCAATAAATTTTCTGTTCATATCAAAACCCCATAACTTCGCCAGGGAGACCGAGTTTTTTCTTGAGATCGATAAGAGCCTTGTAATTTGCTTTGGCTTTTTCGAGAAGTGCTTCACGTTTCTTTGTGGCTTTAATACAATTTGTCATAGTGCGGTCGCCATTACCGATTCCACTCCACATGCCGATATTGTATTCAAGACCAGTCCACTTACTGTAACGGAAAGTTACTTCAAGAGAGCCATCGTTACGATTGTCGTGGGAATATTTGCGACAAGCCTTGTCCATCTGCTCTTCTGCTGCATTGAAATCTTCGTCTGCAGAAACAATCTTTTTTGCGATCCTGTCAATTCTGTTCATTTGATGCCTCAAAATTTTGCAAGTTCTTTTTTGATATCTTCTGGAAGTTTGTTTGATTCTTTCTGAAGAGCCTTTGCGGTCTTGTTTGCGTAATCAATCGCCGCAGAAAGAGAGTGTTTCAAATTTTCCAAATCGTTCAGGAAATATTGGGCACGTTTAATATTTTCTTCCAGGGGCTTAAACGTGTCCTGACCGTAAATACCCAAGCTGATATTGTGAGGTCCCCGGATTGTGGAAGTTATTTCCCCATTCATCTGGATAGTGAAATCGACGTGAAATTCTTTATTTCTCCCAAAATAACGGTGCGAATCTGTGACTTTTTTATGAAATTCTTTCCATTCCTTGCGATCAAAAAACATATTCGCCGCAACGATTTTGCGTGCGATCCTGTCAATTCTGTTCATTATTCAATCTCCTTCTTGAGTTTTTCGACTTTCTTGTCAAGCATTTCGAGACTTTTCAAAACAATCTGAACATCTTCTGAAACGTCCAACTCAACATTTTCTGCATTGATTTGTCCTTGAAGGTATCGAACGATTTCATCTGTAAGTTTTTCTGCTTTTTTGACAAAACCTTCAATGCGATTGATAATTTGAAGTTTTGATCGAGAATCTTGAGCAAGAGCAATCACGTTCTTTGAGGACTTTTTCTGTGCCGCCCATTCTTTGCGGAGAGATTCTTCTTCGTCCTTGTATTTATCTCGAAGTTTTTTGACTTTCGGAAAAACGTCTTTCAATCGTTCGATTGCATCTTCAAGACTTTTCTTTTCATTCTTGATTTTCATGAAAGACTTCAAGACTTCATCGATAACCTTCTTGACTTCACGATCATTTGCTTTATTGTAAGAATCTCGAATTTCATTCCGTGAATTTGTGATTTCACGATCCTTCCAAGGTTGAACATTTTTACCGGAAAGATGAGCATAAAGATAATTATAAAGCAACTTTATGGAAGAAATTGTCAAATCAAGTTGGTAAACATCATCTTGAACATCGGAAAAACGCTTTGCGTCATACTCAGCGGTTTTGACAGAGGCATTACGATTTCCTGAAAGATATTCTCTCCCGAAAGACTGCGACTGTTTTTTCGCTTCTTCCCACTCTTGCTTCATTTCAGGGAAATTCTTTTTACCAATAATATAAGCTCCCCCAAATTCGCCGATAGCATCTTCAGTAAGACGATTGAACTTTTCCATCATATCGTTATCGACGCCTTTGTTTCTCATGAATTTCAACATATCTTGAGCATCCATGAGTTTCCGGAACGAATTGTTCAGAAGTTTCTGCGCATTGTAAAAGGCACTGGTCTTTTCTTCCGGCTCAGGGAATTTTTCGACGCATTTTGTAACTGCAACTTTGAATTTCATAAAATCCTGAATCATTTTAGAAAGTTCGTTGGCAGCTGTTTTTATTGAAGCTGTTTTTATTGAAGCTGTTTTCACTTGACCCCTGCGAAGCATAAGGTTCAAGTCATAAGCACTCCAAGGATCGTCAACGGTTCCACAAGCAGAAGCCACGAGAATAAGATCAAGAACAATCTTTTTCTCTGCGATATTCACAAATGAAACAGTGTAATGATAATCTTTATGACCACCATCGACTTTGTAATTTGCTGAATCAACTTTCCCAAATTCAAGATCGACCCCAAGATCTTTTACCGCTTTTTCTACCTGACGAATATTTTCCCAGGCAGAGTCACGCTTTACGCCCTTCAGTTTGTTTTCAAGTAAATCCAACAGTCGAGTGTAAGCAGTATCGGATGTCTTGCAAAGATGAAGTTTTGGATTGAGTTCATTCAAAGGATTCGAAGCAAACTTCAAATTAGCAGAAACGTCTTTTGCAACCAGTTTTTCAGCCATTTCAATGGCTTTCTGATTGGGATAATTAACCTGTGTTTCAGGATTGGTAAGAACCAGTTCTTCGGGATCGTATTGCCGTTCAACACCATTGATGTTGATTGTCACTTTATGGGTGGTGATATTGATATCGATAATCACGCCCCAAATTGTAGGATCCCAAGTCTGATAAATCGGGTAAACGGTATCGCCGATATGAAAACGAGCAAGAGCTTCAAGACGACGCCGTTTCGCTCTTTCAATTGATTTGTTGATTTCTTCAAACATCGGTCTGAATCTCCTAATTATATAAAAACTTACTGTATTTCGATCTGGTATTTCACAGGATTTGCTTTTCTATCAGTTATTGCTACTTTCTGAATATATTTAATGGCAAAATTCTTGGTTTTATGTCCATCACGAACATCTTGTACATATAAAACCTTGCGTCGACCTTCTCGCAGTTTTCTATACCGGTAACACATTGGTATAACTTCAAATCGCTTCACTCTTTTTGTCGTAATCTTTCGATATAGAATAACACAAGTAACGCCACGCAAAGCAGCTTCACGAATGGCGACTCTCTTATTTCTTTTTGCGAGCAAGGTTCCTTGAATATCGACTTTCGTCTTTACAGGCTTTTTTGTTTTCGCCTGTTGCTCAACTTTTTTAACAAATTCTGTCCTGAGCCGACTACTCATTTATCGGAATCCTCTTTCGCTTCTAAAGAATCTGATTGCCCAATAATATCCGCAAGATAAGGCGAAATGGCTGTTTCCATAAGATCTTTAATTTTTTCAATGACTTTTCGAGTTTTAGGATCAAGATCTGCCATCCGGGAATCTTGGATTCCACTCATAACAAGCTGAACTCCTGCAATCATCTGATCTATTCCCATATCGATCTTTTCAAGACCAGTTTCTGTCGGTTCCGGTTTTGATTGCTCTTTTGCAATACGTTTCGCAGTATTCTCGATGAGTTCTTCTTCCTCAGCGAGCTTCGCTTCAACAGAATACATCCACTCTCTCGGAGTAAGAGAAAGTGGTCTATTAGGATCCATTACAGCTTCATCAAATGTCATCATGTTCAACCTCTCAAATCAGGATCAAATAGCGTATCCTTGTAATCGGCTTTGTCTTCTTCACGAATATCTTCTTTTTTGTATCGAACATGTTTATCGTACCTTGGAGGAAAAACGGAAGTATCAGAACGATCTGGGGCTTTGTCTTCAATAATGGCGTCGATTCTTTTTGCGATACGATCAACGGCAGGAATAAGATTCTGCATCCTACACCCGATTGAAGCATAAAGAGTTTTTTCCAGAATATCTACTTCTTTTGCGAGTTTTGCCGTTTTTATCATTCGTTTCCTCCAAGTGATTGATCGACAAACAATTCAGCGATTTCTTCGTCGTTGCTTGACGCTTCAACTTCTTCAGTGTCTTTGCTTTGCATTTGCTCGTCAATGTATTCTTGTACAAGATCTTCGTCGCTCATGTCTTCAACGGGTTCTTCTGTCTGTTCTTCGTTGGGAGTTTCGTCAAAATTTTCCATTCCAGAATCATCCCAACCTCCATCTTCCCCAGATTCGTCTGTAGGTTCTTCGTTTTGAACACGATTGAGTTTCTTTCCTTCAGGACCGATGACATAGTCGATGACCTGATCAGCAAGATCGGTATTTTCGACAATGTTTGTTGCAAGGTCTGAATAAATGCTTCTCAACATATCGTTGTAAGCAGCATCTTTTACCGTAAACATGTCTTGCTTTAATTTTTCGTGAACTTCATCGGCGTCAAGATTAAACAGGTCAAGTATAATGTCAACGGGAATAGAACCTTTTTGATAAAGTTGAAATAAAGAATCGAAAACTTCAGAATTATCTCGAATCGACAACCGGGTAAATGAAAGTTTGGGATAGAAATATGTTTTGTTACCCCATTCATCGACTTCGTAAAATCCATTTTCTTCAGCCATTGGCATGAAAAGTTGCTCTTCAACAAAGTTGCAAAGGATTTCACGTTTGAAAAGATATCTCGTATTCAAGAGTTCAACTGATATTTTGCTCCCGGAATACATACCTTCTCCGGTTAAAATTTCTTTAGTGATTCCAAGACCAGCAAAAAACTGTTCTTCGATTACTTGATATTCTCGAGAAAGATCGATCAAACGATTTTCTGCACCAATCAGCTCCCAGCTCCAATCGTAATTTGTAACGATAGTATAGTCAGGATTAAGCATTGACATATCAACTTCTTGACGGAGCATTTCGAGCTCTTCCTGCCCGACTTCCGGGGCACAAATCTTATTTCTCGGAGTCATGTTTCGAGAAGCGAGAGAGAGCTGAGTATATTTGTAATGCTCTTTCATCAAAAGGGGAATCAACACACATTCCAGAGGGCTTGTCCCAATGTCATAATAATCATGTCGTTTTTCGGTAAAATGATGAACGAAACTCCCGACTTTGCAATCACCATCTCCGGAAAATGGATCAGTATCCATAACCAATACGCCGTTGTTTTCGACAAGTTGTTTCACAAGGTCGAATGGAATATTTGACATTACGGCACGTTCATCGTCAGGAAGACTGCGAACAAAACGCTCATAATCTTCTTCATCTGTAGCGGATATTGAAAGTCTTCCGAGAATAGAATTCAAAATTTCCGGTTTGTATTGAACTTTTGCGTTGTCGCTCATAGGAAATTTGGAGACAACAAGTTCTTCTGGCGGTAAAATAATAATCTTTGCCCATTCTTTCTTTTCTTCATCGAATTCGCAAAAAGCGTAACTATTTCCAAGAATATTCAATTCGTAAAGAACAGAATGAAGGCGATCAAAAAGTTTCAATCTTTTTACCATTCCTTCGTATTTACGAAGGATTCGTTCCCGAAGTTTTTTATCCTTCATCTTCGGCATTCGAAGAATCAGTTTACTCATCGGAAGGTCGGTATGAAATTCAACAGCACGTTTTACAAAAGGATCGGTGCGAGCGAAATAACGGAACCAATCATATTTCTCTTTAAGGGTAACTGGCCAATAAAGAATACCGCCGTTATTTTGATTCATGATAGCAAAATATGTAGGAACATCTCCGGGCATTCCGGTTGCCATCCCCATATTTGCATAGGAAGTATTGTAAGCAGAAGTGTTGATAGTGCCAAACCCTGCGGTCGTATTCCAACCGAAATTCATTCCTCCGACTGCAGCTTTTTTAGTCGGTTTTCGAGTTTCAGCTGTGCTTTTACCGCTATTGAGTTTTGACATGTAATTTTCTTCTTTTTCAGGAGCTTCGCTCATAAGAACTTCCTTCAATAAATTATGCTTTTACCATTCGTTCGAAAATAATCTTTAGAATGATTTTAATCTTCTTCAACTTCATCGGTAAAAACATTGTCGTCAAAATGATTTTCGATACCCCCTCGAAGAAATTCAATTTCATCAAAGTCAATAGGAGTAAATCGATAGCAATCAGTTCCGACATTGATACCGTTTTTCTTCACTATCTGTAAACGATGGATATGTCCGTATAGGTAAAATTTGTCTTCATCGTTCCCTTTGTGAAGAGGTTCATGAGTGAGAAAATAAGTTTTTCCACGATATTTGATTGAAGTCCCATGCGGAATAATTTGGACACGTGGATCTGTTATTTCAAAATTTTCTTCTTTGTTTTCGTAGTTCCCTTTCAGAAAAACCATCTTTGAAAAATTTAGAAGGCGAAGAATATTCCGGTCTCCAAAATCGCCAAGATGAATAATATTGTCTTTGCTTCGAACAGTTTTATTCCAGTTGGAAATCAATGTTAAATCCATTTCTCCAACATTTCGGAATGGTCTTCGAGACAGTTCGAGAGTTCTTTCTGCTCCAAAGTGGGTATCGGAAGTTGCAAACCACTTTGCTGGAGCATTAAAATATTTTATTACCGCATCAACAAGTTCTTCAAGAGTGTTGAATACAGGTTTGGCAATCGCATCGCACCGACATTTCAAGTAATCGTTTTTAATGGCTTCTTTCGGAAAACCAACAAATGTGGTTGGATTATCAAACCATTCTCCAAACTCAATATTCGTAGTTAAAGCCGGGTGTTCTTCACTTCTTGGAATCCAAAAAATAATTGCTGACGCCAGTCGTAATCCGGTTGATTCCCATTCAACTTGAGTTCGAAGATCGTCTTTATCAAAATTACGGTTTACAGGGTCTATAATATCGCCATCAAATCCTTTTTCTTCAAAAAGTTTAATCGCTTCTTCACGCCAATCGCAAGGATCATTATATTCTTTTCCAACTCGAGGGGTCGGTCCAGCAAGGAAAACACCGTTTCTTACAATTTGTATAGGTTTTAATGGTCGTAATATATTCATTTTTTCTTGACTCCCTTAAATGTTTTTTTTGAAAGTATCTGCATCTTTGTCTTTAACGCTTCTTCAGGGTCTTCAATCATGAACACTCTTGGACGCAGATTTTCGAGATGTGCGATTGCTGCTGCGAGTATTTTTTGAGAAAGATGCAATCTTGATCCAAGTAGTTGTTGATCTTGAAAAGATTCTTTGTAATCATCAAGTTTCTTTATTGACTTTCGAATATTATCTTCAATTTCATCGAGAGTCTTATCATATTTCTTGATAATTTGAGTTACTTCTTCTTTTCTTGTCACGATATTGTCCTTTCTTCCGGATTACATTCCTATATTTCTCGGATTGTCCCCATGTTGTTTTAAGCGGTTGAAATAAAATGATCGATATGATCCTGCACTATTGTTAGATAAACTCAATGTGATTTTTCTATTGCTACTTCTCTTTGAATTATAAGCAGCCCAAACAGCTCGAGCAAAAGCGTCGGAAATATCATCGTGAAATCCATTTCTTTGCGGAGCTTCAACTACTAACGTGGCTCCGTTTTTTCTTTCTTCAAGCGTAAGCAATTCCGGAACAAGAACAGGGTGATTCGGCAATTTCAAAAGACCTGAATTGATTAGAGATTTTGCAGTCTGATAAACTTGAATATTGAGAGAAGCATTTACATTTCTCGTTTGGAATTGAGTTAGTTTTCTTTCTTTTAACAATTCCAATAAACCGTATCCGTTAAATTGATCAAACCATCCTTCAACAATATTAAATCGATCGCAAAGAGATTTGATTTCATCGGCAAATCGACTTAATGGCATAACTTCGTCCGCAGCAAAAGTTCTATTCACTTCTTCATAGTGTGGTGCTACGCTTTCCCAAACATCGCTTGAACACGAATAATAAACATCTGCGAAATCTACAATTATTGTTTCGTCTTCTTTGTGAGCTATACAGAGAGAGGTTCCGTCGTTTTTTCCGCCAAAGTCGATCCCCATAAAATAGGAAATTCCGGGATCACCTTTCATTTTATTGTATACCGGGTCATCGATTACTGCCGCTTGCAAAAATTCCGGGTCAATCCAGTTTTCAACTGTATCTGAAAATTCACCGCCATACTCACATCGGAACAGATCCTTATTTCTGCGTTTCTCTCCCTTCAACATTTGTGAGTCCATCTTGATGTTTATCATAGAAGAATACATTTGGAACATCAAAATATCTTCAGGGAAATCATAAGATTCTTTGTACTTATCCCAGAACATCCCGGATTTGCCGAGAGGGGAAGATAGAGTTATGATCTTACCTTCGCCAACAGTTTTACCCTTTGGAACAAAAGACGCTACAGAAGGGGTTAAAGATTGCCATACATCCTGCAAACAACCTTTACCGAACCGGGGAAAGTGAGCTGCCTCATCCATAACGACAACAAGATTGTTTTTACTTCGTAGAGCAGCACTTCCGGCACCGCCACAGTACACTCGGACAGAAGCATCACGACCTGCTTTCAAGTCATCATCAGTAAAGATAGAAAAATAAGACTGGGTTGAACTTCCTATTCGGTCTTTCAGAAACGAACAATCGATAGCACGATTCTTGATCATATTAAACA